ATCGGCGAAATCGGGCCACGTTCCTTCGCGGCCGAAAGGCTGCAAGAGCGTTCGTTGCGTAAGCTGGTGCCGACTACCCCGGCGGCCGTAAAGGCTACTGAGGAAACGGCACTAACTACGTTCCTGTCCATGAATGCACGTAGTGCTGAGTGGGCGTGGAAGCAGACCCAATTGTCGGACGAACTGTTCGACAATGAGCTGAAGTACGCCTTCTGGCGCCTTCTCTCCGGGTATACGCTTGGCTCCAACTATCTTGATGCCTGCGACCTCGGTCCGGGTGCTAGTGTTGGTGCTAAATCAAACGACCTGTACACAAAGCTCTTCGGCTGTACCCTAACGGGTACTTCCAGTGGGCTGTACATGCGGTATGTCGCATCGCTCCAGATGAACCCTACCAGGCTTGCTGCCGAAAAGCAGCGGCGCCGGGACTACGGGCCATTCGAAGTTGTGCGCGGTAGTAGTGTGTCCTTCGTACCGAAGGATTTCAGAACAGCCCGCGTCATTTGCACAGAACCCATTCTAAATATGCTCGCCCAAAAGGCGATTGGCGCATATCTGGAGTCGAAGCTCAGCCAGATCTACAAGATCAACTTGAGCTATCAGCCGGCTATAAATAACCGTCTGTCTAAGGAATCATCGATAAGCCACAAAATGGCTACCCTTGACCTCCGAAGTGCAAGTGATTGTATCAGTGTCGCATTTGCGAAGTGGGCCTTCCCGGCCGACTTTGTGAGATGTCTCCTCGATGCTCGATGCAGTGAAGCCAAGCTCCCTAATGGGGAGTGGGTGAAGCTGCATATGGTTTCAGGGATGGGGAACGCTTTCACGTTTCCCTTACAGACGCTGATCTTTGCGACTTTCGTTCGAACTGCATATCGATTACTCGATATTGATTCCGTTGTCTCCGTCTTTGGGGACGATATAATCGTCGATGAACGCGCTCGCGCGCTAGTAGTCGAGCAACTCGAGCGTCATGGCTTTATCATAAACACCGACAAAAGTTTCTTTGGTGCCTGTGACTTCCGTGAGTTTTGCGGCGGTGACTGGTATCAGGGTGTTGCGGTGAAGCCTGTGTACATCAAGCATCTCGTTTCGCAGGAAGATTTTGTCTCGGCCTTTAACAGGCTTAGGCTTTGGTCTATACAGCACAGTATCCCTATGTTTAGGACGCTGCGGCTGTTGCGAAGTTGGATTGAAAAACCTTGCTATCAGCCGTTTGGCACGGCCGTTGGCGAAGGATTGATGTGCACGTTGCAGCAAGCGGCAACTAGGAAAGCGGTTCAACTTGACTTGGAATACGGTGAAACATCTGCCGTGTTTAAGTACAAGTACCGCTGTAAAGTTGCGGTTAAAACATACATAACCGACGGGAGCAATCCCGATGGTCTAGTCATGTTTGCTTGCTCCGGGCGAGCGCTACCTGGCGGACGCGACCTTCTTCCCGAGAAATCGGAGAAAGTTAAGCGGTTTACCAGCGTTCTGAAGACGGGATCCACATCCGTGTGGCCGTCGGGCCTTGAAACAGCCCAAGCGCTTTACAAATAACGCCAGTGGTTTCGGCGTTGGTGAAACGTTAACACGTGAAGCCTGGACGTTACTGGGATTTAACCAGAACGAAATCTTCTAATGCCG